ACAACGGGTTAGCATGTGTTAGGGGTGTTTTGGTGACACATGAGGCTAGGTTTTGGGGTTTTATCTGCAGAAACCGGCTTTTCTAAAAACCGACCCCCCGCCAAAAATCACCTTTACCGGCTCCGCAGTCAAAAACGGAAACCCGTATATAAAATCTGAAAATTCTGAAAAACCGAAAATCAAATTGACATGGTCACAGTAGAAATACCGTACAAGCCGCGTCCTCTCCAGGCGAAGCTGCATAACGAGTTGCAACGCTTTAACGTGTTGTGTTGTCACAGGCGTTTCGGCAAAACCACGTTCGCCCTGATGCATGCATTACGCGATGCGCTCACGAATACCAAGGAACTCCCACGGTATGCGTTTGTGAGCCCGCTACGCAGTCAGAGCAAGAATACGGCGTGGGACATGTTGAAGCAGATGACGCGGGATATACCTGGTGTCAGCTTTAACGAGCAAGAGTTACGGGCTGACTTTCCGCACAATCAGAGCCGCATCACTTTGGCGGGGTCCGACAGCCCTGACACAATGCGGGGACAACGGTTTGACGGGGTAATCTGCGATGAGTTCGGGCAGATGCATCCGCGAGTGTGGTCTGAGGTGTTACGCCCTGCTTTAACCGACAGGAAGGGCTGGGCCATTTTCATCGGCACACCAGCGGGCATGGATAACAACTTTGCGGAGATATACCAGCACGCCGAAGCTACTGGCGGAAACTGGTATGCGCGGACATACCGGGCTGACGAGACAAACATAATAGACGCGGAAGAGTTGGAAGATGCGCGGAAGTCGATGAGCAAGTCGGAGTTTGATCAGGAATTTCTGTGTTCCTGGTCAGCCAATACGAGGGGCTCAATCTTTGGCGATGACATGACCGATGCACAGGATGAAGGTCGGATTTGCGCTGTACCGCATGACAAGGCGGCGTTAGTGAACGTGTCATTCGATCTTGGCGTGAGTGACATGTTTACCATGTGGTTCTGGCAAGAGGTTGGTCGGGAAATACACTTTATCGATTACTACGAGAACAGCGGTGTCGGCCTGGATCACTATGTAAAGGTGTTAAAGGACAAGCCGTATAGCTATGGCAGCTATTTATTCCCGCATGATGTTGAAGCGCGGGAACTGGGAACAGGGGTAAGTCGGGCAGATACCTTGCGAAACATGGGTATCACGCCAACGGTAATGCCCCGCACAAGCCCAGAGGACAGGATACACGCGGCTAGGACCGCATTCGGGCGTTTGTGGTTTGACAAGGATAAATGCCACGAAGGACTGCGCGGTTTACGGGCTTATAGATATGACTGGGACAGCAAGAACAGGGTTCTAAAGCCAAGACCGCTTCACAATTGGGCGAGTCATGCAAGTGATAGTTTTGGCTTGGCTTGCGAGGGATTCAGAACAGCGCGTCCCAGAGGAACAATGAGAAAACCAGATAGAAGTTGGATTGTATGATGGACTTTGCCTCACAGAGAAAAATGAGCGCACGAATAAACGAATTGCAAGTTTTGGTTGAGGATCTTGGCGCAATTGTAAAGCGGCTGGATATTAAGCCATGCACATGCAACGAGCGCAAAGACAAGCTAAAACTGAAAGCGGTATCTAATGGCTGAAAAGGTCGATGATGCCCAGCTTACCTCGATAGTTGCGAACAGCATCCGCGATAGCCTTGGCTATGAAGGGGATGACCTGTCCTCTAATTTTCGAGATAATCTGGCGCGATATGAGGGCGCGGCTTACGGCGATGAACGGGCGGGTCGGTCTAGCGTCATGTCGCGTGATGTCCTTGAAGCCGTTGAAATGGTTATGCCTAGTTTGGTCCGCACGTTTATGGGGACAGAAAGTGCAGCCATTTTTGAGCCAGTAGGCCCAGAAGACGAACAGGCGGCGGAACAGGCTACCGATTACGTCAACCATGTTTTGATGAAACAAAACCCTGGTTTCCGTATCGCGTCAAGCTGGATGAAAAGCGCGTTAATCACGGGTTCCAGTTTTTGCAAGTTGTGGTGGGAAGATACGGAGAAAGTCAAGGAAGAGTCGTACAGCGGATTATCTGAGCAAGAGTATATGATGCTTGTCAAGGATGACGATGTAGAGGTGTTGGAGCATACCGCGTTTGGCGAGATAGAGGAAAGCGAAGAGCGTCTTGGCGAAGAAGACGCGATGATGGCGGCGATGCAGGGTGTGGAGAACATGAAAGCCACACATGACGTTAAGATCAGGCGCACCCAGACCAAGGGAAAGTTGTGCTGGGAAGCAATCCCGCCAGAAGAGTTTTTCATTAACAAGCGGGCGAGGTCGCTAGATGAAAACGACAGCACATGGAGTTTCGCGTGTCACCGACAGGCGCGTACCGTTGAAGAGTTGGTGGCGGAAGGGTACGATGAATCGCTGGTTGAAGCGGCGGCAACGTACAACGATGAGGTCTATGACGAGATAACCCAGCAACGCTTTAGCGACTTGCAATCTGTGAGCGACCAGTATGCTGATTTAGACCCGACGCAAAAGCGTGTCTTTGTGTACGAGTGTTACCTGAAGGTCGATTATGACGGGGATGGTCGCGCAGAGTTGAGGCGCGTGACTTGCATCGGTGGTGCAAGCAACACGCAAATACTGGACAACCAGTTAGCGGATGAGTTGCCGTTTGCAGAGATTACAGCGGTCCCAAGGCCACACAGAATATACGGGTATAGCCTTGCTGACCTGACCAAAGATTTACAGCGGTTAAAGACTGCGCTTTGGCGTTCTATGATGGACGGGTTGTATCTCAGCTTGTACCCGCATAAGGCGGTTGATGAATCACGGGTCGAACTGGATGATCTGTTATCCGAAGACCCTGGTTCGATTTATCGTGTTACTGGTGATCCAAGGACCGCTATTGTTCCATTGTCTACGCAATGGTCCGGTGGACAGGCGTTCCCCATGTTGCAATGGATTGACTCGATGCTACAGAAACGCACGGGTATCAATGACATGGCTGGCGGGCTGGACGCGAGTAAGGTCACGACTGAAACAGCGCGTGGCGTGGATGAAATGGCAAACGCGGCAAGAGCCCGCGTTGAGTTGATATGCCGCCAATTTGCGGAAACGGGTTGGACACGGTTGATGCGTTTGGCGATACAAATGCTGAACCGTCACCAGAACCAGGAACAGGTTGTAAGGCTGCGCGGCGAGTGGATCAATGTTGATCCGTCTAGCTGGAATGTGGATATGGACCTGACGATCAATGTTGGCCTTGGCATGGGGACCAAGCAAGAGCAATTGAGCAAGTTGTCGGTTGTAGCCCAGAAGCAAGAACAGCTTATGCAACAGCTTGGCTTGAATAACCCGATTGCGCCTTTGACACAGTATTACAATACGCTCAAGAAAATGTGTGAAGCGGCTGATCTGAACCCCTCGCTATTCTTTACTGACCCGACACAGGCGATGCAAGCACAGGCGGGACAGCCGAAGCAACCTGATCCGAAGATGGTTGAGGCGCAGCAGAAAATGGAATTGGCTAAAATGGAAGCGCAAGCCAAGTTGCAGCAAAGCCAACAGGAAGCCCAGATGAAGGGTGAAACTGATCGCATGAAGGCGCAGAGCGATGCAGAGGTAGCCCGCTTCAAGGCGGAACTGACTGCCAAGACACAGAGGGAAGCGGCTGAACTGAAGGCGGCGGTTGATCGTGAAGAGGCAACGAACCGTTTGACGTTTGAGTACGAGAAAATGCAGCGGGACCATGAGTATCGGATGCGCGAGTTACAAGCGGAAAAAGAATTAGAGCGTGAAAAGATGGCGGCTGGATCGCCTGACGGAAACGCAAACATCAACCTCTACGACTAGGAGAGCGTAATGCACAATTCGCATAGCGATGGCAAGACCACTAAAATGATGGCGGCGTACATCAAGAAAAAGCCAAGCAAGAGCAAAAAGGCCACCAAGAAGTCCAAGGGAAAAGGCGGGTACTAGATGGCGCGTTCACCTATTAATGTTGGCGGGAATACGTTGTATCCCGTAGGCGGCGGATTGCTGAATGACCAGTTGATCTATCGTCCTGAGTATGGCGGGGGCTCCCTGTTAGACGATGGCAAAGACTTTCAGGATGTTCGGACTAACTTTGCTGGCGGTTTATTAAACGGGGCGCAGTATAATCCCGCTACCAACAAGTTTGAGCCTATTGCTCCATCGGGTCTTTTCACTGGCACACCACCAGAAGACGGTGGCGGCGTAGTCGGAGAGGAAGGCGGCGATGGTGCTTTTACGCTGGCTGACCTGATGAGTTTTGAGGCAGCAATGCGTCAGGCTAATTTTGGCAACATGGACCCCGAAAGCGTATTTGCCAGTTTTGAAGATAAAGGCAAAGGCACGTTTGATGTGAAGAAAG